GCAAACCATGATAAATGAGTTAACCCAGGTTTATGAAACTTACGAGAAACCTTTGTGATTGTTGCGATAACAATAAAGAATCAACCAAAGAATTAATCAACGAAACGGGGCCAATGATTGAACCCAACCAAATTTATATGTGTACAAAATGCAGAATACAATTTCAAGACCGAGCAAAATGGGGGCAATGGCTGACCGCAGTAAAACAACTGCAAAGCAATACGCTGTGATGATTTTACGCGATGATTACCATTACACATTCCGAGCAATTGGGGAACGGATGGGGGTATCGGAATCGGTGGCGTTTAGGTTATACGAAAAGGGAATCAACAATGCAAAAACATACAAAAATCTATTTGAATTATTTTGGGTATGATACATCCGATTTTATCCCGTGCGAAGTTTGTGGAAGCCAGGCCGTTGACATCAATCATATTGATTGCCGTGGAATGGGCGGGAGTAAAACAAAGGATGTTATTGAAAACCTACAAGCCCTTTGCAGAAAGTGTCATATTGAATACGGCGATAAGAAACAACACAAAGATTTTTTAATTATCACACACCAAATAAAAATGAACAAATGAATATAGAATGGGTAAAAACAACGGACATTCATGCGAATGAAAACAATCCCAGAATTTTGAAGGATGACAAATTCAAGAAGTTAGTACAATCAATTAAGGATTTTCCCGAAATGTTGGAGATACGCCCCATTGTGATAAACAATGAAATGATGGTGTTGGGTGGCAACATGAGATTGAAAGCAATTCAAGAAATCGGATTGAAAGAAATCCCCATCATCAAAGCGGAAAACCTAACCGAGGAACAAGAACGGGAATTCTTAATTAAAGACAATGTAGGATTTGGTGAGTGGGATTGGGATGCATTGGCAAACGATTGGAACCCAGAGGAATTGAATGAGTGGGGTTTGGATATTCCCAATTTAGATGATAAAATTGACGGGATGGAAGATGGTGAAGAAATTGAATTTGAACAATCAGTACAAATTGAACCACCAAAGGAATATATTTTAATTATGGCAGAACCAAATTCAGTTGATTGGGAAGATTTGAAAGAGGTGTTAAAATTAAAAATGGTAAGGCGTGGAGGATATAAAAAAGGAAGTGATATTGGAAACGAAATTGGATTGGAACGAATTATTTGGTGGGATGACTTAAAAACAAGAATGTATGTTGATAGCAGTTCCAAGTAAAAATCGTGCGGGTAAGACAACCACAAACAAGATTTTACCCAATCTTGCCACATTCTATGTTCCACAGAGTGAAATACATTTGTATTCATATATAAAAAATGTGGTTGGTGTTCCCAAAGAAATTCAAGGGATTACCAACACCAGAAATTGGATATTAGAAAACACGGATGAAACTTGGGTTGTGTTTTTGGATGACGATGTGAAAACTTGTGGGTACAATAAAAACGAACCATACAAAACAAGAAGATGTGATATAACAGATGAGGGTTTTTGGGTTGAGGAGTTTTTGAAGTCGTTTGATTTATGTGAACAAATGGGATATAAAATGTGGGGGTATAAAACGGAAGCATCGCCAATATCAACACATCCATATAAACCCATTTTAACTAAAACATATTTAACCGCATCGTGTATGGGAATGGTCAATGATGGTGAATTTTATTTTGATTCCAACTTCAAAGTCAAAGAAGATTATGAGATTTGTTTAAGACACATCAAAAAATATGGTGGTATTTTAGGGATTCGATATATTCATTGGGAAAACGAACATTGGACAACGGATGGGGGATGTAAGGATTATAGAACCGTGGACATGGAAAAGGATGCAATTAAAAAATTAAACGAAATGTATCCTGGGATGATAAGAAGTGCAAAAAGAAAAGCCAATAAATTTACCATCAAATTAAATTTATGATTCTTTTGATATTTTGAAATTAAAATATATATTTGTGGTATGACAATGACAAAATACAAATCACAATGCCCAGAATTGAAGGTAGAACTCAAAAGAGATCAAATTAAAAAAGCCAAAATTGCCAACTCACAAAATAGTGCGGATTTTTTCCGTGAAATATGGGATGACAGTATTGGAATTTATGAATCATTTTTTGTGATTTACTTAAATGCTTCAAACACAACAATTGGATGGTACAAAGTTAGTCAAGGAGGTTTGCAAGGGACTGTTGCTGATCCAAGATTGATAGTAAAAAAAGCGTTGGATGTATTAGCAACATCGTTTATTATGTGCCACAATCACCCATCGGGGAATTTAACACCCAGTGAGGCGGACAAGGTAATTACAAAAAAAATAAAAGAAGGAGCAGGATTTTTGGACATTAAATTATTGGATCATATTATATTGACAGAAGAAAGTTATTATAGTTTTGCAGACGAAGGACAATTATGAAAGCATGGAGAACACCCGAAAGAATTTTACCCGTTGAGGAAATACCCGTGTTGGCAATAGCAAACCGAATGATGCCATTTGTGGCCGTGTACTTTGATGGTGAATGGCATTGTTACCACACCAACCAAAGATTAAATGTTTTGTATTGGATGCCAATACCATTGACACCCGAAGATTGATATGTAAATGATATGTAATTATGGCAAATAAAGATTATTTGAAACCCGTACAACCTGGGGAGATAAGAAACCCCAACGGAAAACCGAAAGGTACAAAGAACCGAAGCACCATAGCCCGTAAATGGTTGGAGGTAATGCAAGACACCAAAAACCCCATCACGGGGGAATTGGAAAAATTAAGCCAAGAAGATTTGATAACTTTGGCAATGATACACAAGGCACGGAAAGGGGATGTAGGTGCATACAAACAATTGATGGATTCGGGATTTGGTATGCCTACCCAACAAATTGATGTTACAACGGAAAAGCCAATTTTTAACGGAATCAATTTAGATGTTGCAACAAACAACGGCACAAATCAAGATAGCGAAACTCCGTAAACGGATCCGCATTGTGAGGGGCGGTACAAGTTCATCAAAAACCTTTTCCATTATTCCAATGCTTATCACATACGCGGTGCAAAACCCGAAGTGTGAAATATCTGTGGTATCGGAAACCATCCCGCATTTGCGAAGGGGTGCCATCCGTGATTTCCTTAAAATTATGGACATGGTGGGAATGTACGATGCAAACAAATGGAATAAATCATCATTGACTTACACCTTTTCAAACGATTCATACATTGAATTCTTTTCCGCAGACCAACCACAAAAATTGAGGGGTGCAAGGCGTGATGTGTTATTCGTAAACGAGTGCAACAACATTGATTGGGAATCGTACTACCAAATGGCGATTCGTACCCGTAAATTCATATACTTGGATTACAACCCCGTGGCGGAATTTTGGGTGGATAGTGAATTGGTAAATGATGCGGATGCGGAAATGATTGTGCTAACCTACAAAGACAATGAAGCGTTGGACAAATCAATCGTCAACGAAATTGAAAAGGCACGGGATAGGGCAGAAACATCAAACTATTGGGCCAATTGGTGGCGGGTGTATGGGCTTGGCGAGATTGGAAACCTACAAGGGGTTATATTCAGCAATTGGCAAACAATCGACAAAATCCCAGAGGATGCAAGATTGGTTGGTTGTGGTGTGGATTTTGGGTATACAAACGATCCCACGGCAATTGTGGCCGTATATGAATACAATGGTCAACGAATCGTTGATGAGGTTGCATATCGCACGGGAATGCTTAATTCGGACATTGCAAGGGCATTACCCACCCATGTACCCGTTTATGCGGATTCCGCTGAACCAAAATCAATTGATGAGATACGGAGGTATGGAATAAGAATCAAGGGCGTAACCAAGGGCAAAGATTCAATCAACTACGGAATCCAAATTATGCAAAGCCAATCGTATTTGGTTACATCCACAAGCACAAACCTAATTAAGGAACTGCGGAATTACTGTTGGGATACGGACACCCAGGGGCGAACAAACAACACACCCATCGGAACCGACCACGGGATTGATTCATGGCGTTATCACGAAATGATGGCACTTGGAATCAAATCATCGTATGGCCAATACGACATCCGATAAATTTTTTTTAATTATTTTTACATTTTGTATTTGGAATTCAAAATATAGGTGTATATTCGTGGTATGGATATGACAAAAAACATAAAAAACAAACAAGGGCAGTTTCGCAAGTTGACTATTGACGAAGTTCAACGCAGTATTACAGCATCAAATATGGTTAGTCATCTTTGGTTGTATAGCAAGAGCGATACTTGTCAACGAACCCACAACAATAGTATTTTTGTAACACGAACGATTGGCGAACCAATTGCGTGTATCGTAGTTAAACATGATAGTTGTATGTACGACGGGGACTTTCAAAAACATTTTGGGAAAGATGCTTTTATTGATGGCGGAGTTAGCCCCGACGACAAAGATGGTGTATTATTTCAGTACGATTGTTATTATTACACGGGGGCTTAATGCCCCCATTGTTAATTTCGTGTGGATTGTGTATATTTGCGTTTGATA